TAATTTCTGTTCTTTATCCTCTTTGTCGTTTATGCCCTTTTGCAAGTTTTTCAATAACTTTTCTCCACCAGACATTTTTGCTTCTTCTTCTGTTATATAAATCAAAGATGACCTACAATTCACATGCGCGGGGTGTGTTGGCCCTGCCCATCCACTTGTTTTGTCTTTAAAGTTTTCATCCATATTTACTATCTGGCCATCTAGTCTCTTACAGATTGGGCTTGTTCTACCATCAAAATGAGTAACCCATTTCTTTTTGTACTTCTGGCCACTAGCTTTAAACGCCTGTAATCTCCCCTGGCCTTCTGCTCTGTTTGTTTCTGTGCGGGCAATCATTTCGGCACGATTCTCCCCAACATCAAAAATCTTACTGACTCTGGCTTTTATTGCGGCGATTCCTTCTCCGGACATGATCCCCCTCTCTAGCTCCTGTCTTAGATCCTGCATTATCTCCTCAGTCATTCCCTTAATATTATTGAACGTGTAGTCTTGGATAAAAGTAACTGCAAACTTATTCATCATCAAGTTTCTTTCTAATTGTTTTTCTGATTCTTCCCATCCATTTGAGAATGTCTTTTTGATTACTGCATCGCTGATTGTTTTCAATCCTTCAAAAGTTAATAATCTTTTAATTGCCTTTGCCAAATCTCCTAAGGCCTTAATCTCTTTTAACTTATTATTTCCCATTTCCTTCTCAATTAGATCCTTTATTTTTATCTCATTTTGGCGAAGTAAATAAACAATGCTCTTCTCTAGCCTAGTATCGTCTAACACTTCATTCTCTCTTAGGATTAGAGGGTTCTCTTGGTAGGGTTTAGTTTCAATTGCTTTATTTTCCTTCTGCATATTTTCTTTGTCTTTCTGGACTTTCTTTTTTTCATTGTTTTCTTCTTTCCCTAAAGGGCCATTCTCTTCCGGAGCGAACTTATTTTGCATTTCTAATCTTTCCTCTTCGGATTTCTTTTCACCCCAATCTACTTCTTCTAGCCCTTCCTCTAGTCGAATCTCATTAACTGATTTGTAACCAGCGCTTAATTGGATTTGATATAATCCAGCTTTTTTGGTTTCTTCCTCAACATCAAAAGTTAAAAACTTAAACTCTAAATCTGAATATTCAAACTCTGAAATTATCTCTTGGTTTAGTCGGTACTCTTCCAATCTCAATAAAGGATTAATTGCTCTCTTCTTGAAAACATTAGACTGTACTATCTGATTTGCTAGCCCCTTCGCATCCTCAGTATAACCTAATTCGACACTCGTTACTCCGAAACACGCCCAAACTAATTTACTCCACCATTTTTGACCTTCTAATAATTCTAACTCTGCGTTTGTGAATTGCAACCTTTCAAACTTTGGGGTATTCCCTACAATCGGTAAATTATGGAAATCCTTTTTCCAGTTGCCGGCTGTGTCTTTCTTTCTTTGTTGCTCTCTCCATTGCTCTCTGAAACCTTTTAAACCGGCTGTGTCTAGCCCTTCAAAACCTAATACTCCTTTTGGAATTGAGTTATCATTGAAATATTCTAAATTATGCTCAATAGCATAAATTAAAGTCTGGATTGTTTGGGCTAGTATTTCTACTGGGGATCTTCCATAAATAGAGTCTGTTCGTGGGTTTCTTTCTAACCATACAATTTCTTTCTTTCCGAAGGGGACTGGCCGCGCTCCTGTAATCCATCCATACTGAAAATACGCAGCTTTTTCTCTTGCGTCTGCAGCGTTGATCCAACCCGGTTCCATTAATCTTGCTTCCTTACTGGCTGGAGCAATATTCGATTCCTGAATTATATCATCTCGGTCTGTAAGCATCCCGAAAATATCTGGGTTCTTTGTGAAAGTTACACCATCTCTTGCAACAATTTCAACCATCTCCTCTTTGAGATTAAAAACTTTATTGATTACTCCTGCATCAACTTCCAAGACATCTCTCAGATATTTTCTTCTGATTTCCTCAAAACTTTCTTTGTTAGTATTTGGATTCTCAAAGAAACTTTTAACATGATCTATTTGTTTTTGCAATTCGTCAGTTACTTCCTTCCCTTCTTTGGGGACTATATCCCACTTGATTGCAGACATTTCATCTACGATTGTAGTCACGCACATATCAACGTAAGGCATACTGGCTAGTCTTCTGATATTTGGTAAATCTACAAATCTGGGATATCCAAATGGGGGGGTTTATAGAGGAACTTCGGAATATACGCTTTAGCAATTCCGTCTCTCGTTCTTTCAATTATCGGATCGATTTGTGGAACTGTCTTTTTGCTCATCCCGAAGACATTACTTAGAAAACCCATTTTGCACCTCCTGCCTATTATTCAAGACTATGACATTTTCTACACAAGGTGATAATGTTTGATTTATCCAAGGGGTCTTTACATATTTTTCCGACTGGTATCTTATGATGGGCATGTAATGCTCCTCCCCTCTTCCCACACTTCTTCTTTTGGCAAGTCCAATTATCTCTTTCATAGATTTCCTTTCGTAACTTTCTCCACTCTTTAGAATAATAAAATGCTTTAGCATATCTCTTAACTCTTCCATCAATGTACTGGGGATTGTTTCTCCCAATAAATTTCTCAGATTTGTCTTTTCCATAACACTACCTAGAACAATATTTTCCCCTTCCTGATCTGATTCTATGATTTTGAATTCTAAATATCCCCTTACAAATTGGACATTTAAGATTTGTGGATTGCCTCCATCTTCCTGTATTGTACCTTGTAAGAAATTTGTGCCTGCATTTATTTGAACAGAATCTCCTATTTTGACATTTCCAACCAAGAAATTCTTTTTTGCATTCTTCACAAATGATTTTAATCTTAGGCATATATTTCTATAGAAACCACCATTTAAAAAGTCTTTTGTTCTCATGAGCATGATGCCGCCGAAGCGACATGATAATGGGATATTTATCAATATGATTAATCTAATTGTATATTTAAATATTGATGTTTAACGAACTATTATTAAAAAATCAATTTCCTGTTTTTTGGGAAGGTTTGCCTATTGCACAACCAATACAGGTAAGTTCTTTATCTTCATAAATTTTTCCATGAATATCTTTCATAACTTCATCTTTTTCAGTTCTACATTTGCTACACATCCCAACTATTTTTACATCAATTATTTTTATTCCACTCATTGTTTTTTCTCCTCAAATTTTCCTGTTAATTGGGTAAGTCTCTCAACTTCTAGCATCAACGCAAAATATCTTTTTTGGAGTTTGTGATAAGCTTTTGAACTTCTACATTTTCCAGTATCACATAACCCACAAAGATGACAATAGTTCCATTGCTCTTGAGATATTTCTATTCCACAACATTCACATTTATGTTTTACTTCTATCATATAAATTTGGCAAGGATACCCAACGCCTTTAGGCTTGGGAGGAATTGCCGTCCTCCTGTTTTATTAATCGCTCCCCGAAGATTTCGTCTATCTCTTTCTGCATCGCTATAAAATCTGACTGGTGTATTGGATTGTTTGAGTGTTCTTCGTCTTCGTCCCAAGTTGTTTTTCTTTGACTTTCTAAAGTCTCCCTCAACCTTCTCACCGCTCCCCTCACCTCTTCAGCTTCTAATGTAAATCTCTTTCTCTTTATTGCGTCAGCCCATTCTGCAATCTTATCGCTTAAACTTGTTTCTTTTTCCATTTTAGTTTTCAGATACCCCACCCTTTAGGGTGTTGGGAGTATGTCATTCTTATTTTCTCCTGTTTTTGCGGTAATTTTGGTACAAGTCATCTCTAAAAAATCAGTAAATGATGTGTCCAACCCAATGTCTTCATCTCTCCAGTAGTCTTTCCAACAACCTTCACAACATTTAAATTCTGCTAATTCATAGAGTTCTGCTTCTCCTCCACATTGTTGACATTTCATTTCCCACCTCGCTTCTTTTTCTCTTTCTTACTATCAACATCTTTCTTATCATAAACCTTTTTCTCTCTGTCTCCACTAAACGTTTTCATTTTATCAACCCCGATTAATCTAATCAAAATTTCTTCCATTGTATCCTTAAATTTACCATGCTCGGCAAGGTAAGAATGAAACTCGTTACTTACTTGTATTGTTTTCATTGTATCAAAAGTAAGCACTATAAGGTATATAAATATTACTTAGAACTTGATAGTAGTTACTTACCCTTTATTTTCTCAAGATGTCTTTCTTCTCCCTCTTGTCATAGGCGCAAAACTTATTTTGCCTTCGGCTATTTGTTTGGCAACTTCTTTTCTTTCTTTCTCTCTATTTGATTCCTCCTCAGTTTTTTCTTCTGTTTCTGGGCGGTTAGATATGAACCCGAAAACCATTGGGGTTTTCAATTCAAAGAACATTCGCATCATTAACATATCCCCCATATCAGTTGATCTCCCAAGATTTTCTTTTATTTCTTCTTTAGATAAGACGTTAAGAGGTTGATCTTTGCCTGGATCCTTTTGTTTAATTTGTTCTAAATCCTCAATCAATAATTCTCTAGCTTCTAAAGATATTTTTTTGGTGATTCCTAATTTGCCGGCATTTACATAATTCGCTAACTCGAACCAGCACTGCGCTTTCAGATTTTTGTAATTGTGCAAAACCTTATCACTCTCAGTTTCTTTCTTTTTCATGATTGGCCTGGCATTCGCAACAAATCCTTTGATTCCTGGTAAGTCTTTCACTCTACTTCGAGGGATCTTCCTAGCTGTTAAAAGTTCGTCTAATTCATGACTAGAAATGTTCTCTTTGATTATTACTTCGGTTAAAAAGAACCCTTCCCAGAATCCGACTATCGTTTTGTCTCTCCCGAACCCTGCCGCATCTACTATGCAGAATTTCTCCCCTCGCTCCGCATCATTAGTGAATAAGTCCATAATCGAGTCATAATCAAATAACTTGGTAGGATCATCATCATACTCAAAATTGCCGTACAGGAGCCTCTCACGGCTTACCCTGTCGAGTTTATGGAGGTTTTCGATGTAGTATTTAGATATAAACGGATTGTCCCCCACAAGCGCCGGCACGAAAGACCTATACTTTTCTAGTTTCTTTTCCTTCCATGGCTTATAAAACTCAAAATATAAGAAATTCTTACTAGGATTCGACGCGATTAAGAGTTTAGGGATTAACCCGAACTTATCTAATTGGAATCTGATTCTGGACATTACAATATTCTTGGCTTTTGATGTGATTTGGCTGGCTTCATCGATGAAGGCTCCTGTATATTCGGTTGAACCCAGACTATCAAATTCCGGATCGCTCGGATATGCAAACAAGTCTTTAAGATAAACCGAACTTCCATTTTTCCATTTGATTACCCCTTCAATCGAATTATAAGTGAAATCGTTGAATAATCCCCATTCTCTGCATACTTGAAAAAATGTTAAAAGTGTTGATTCTTTCAAGCTCTTTAAAATTGCTCTACCCATCAACCAACGGCTGCCTTCATACTGTAAACAATTAAGAATCAACCAGGCACAACCCAAATAAGATTTTCCTCCACCCGCGCCACCACCATAAAATATCTCAGTATGGATTCTATCCTGTAGGATCTCCCACGCTAGATTCTGTTTGTGGTTTAGTTTCAGATTTATTTTTATCTTCTCCATTGGCCCTCGTTATTGTTACATCAAATATTTTTCCTGTATGTTCTATTTCTTGTTTCTCTACAAATCCTCTGTGTCTCATTTGAGTCTTAGCCCAGAATTTCAGCATGTCCTTATCAGATTCTAAAGCTAATTTTAAAATCCTTTGATAGATTAAATCATTGTGTTTTTCTATAGCCTCACTGTACATCGATTGGAAGTTTCGTTTCTTCATCCAGCGATAATAAGTTTTTCTTTCTATTCCTACTTCCTCACATGCAGCCGAAATATTGCCACCATTATCAATATAAGATTTTACGAAATCTAGATGCTTTTGCTTCAAAGGTTTCTTATTTGTGTCATTTTGTTCCATTTTATAGTTTTTTTGCTTTCTTATTGGTGAATTTCTCCCACCGATTTATTATTACTTGGCAATAAGCTGGATCTATTTCCATCATAAAGCATTTTCTGTT